TACACCCCAATAGTATAGATTATGACTAGTCAGTCTATATTATTACTCTTTAGTATAAATGATAATGATTCTCAATTACAATTGTGAATGATAATGATAATTATTCTCATTTATATTCAGGATAGCATTAGGGGTACAGAGGGGGGGAAGGGGGTAGTGCTTATATGTGCAATGCACCTTAAAAATATCTGCAAGAAATTACAACAATTGGACTTGCACCTTAAAAATATCTCCAAAAAATTCTTACATTCAGCCCTCTTATGCTCAAGCATCTCCTCCATATATGCTCAAGTATGATGTATAGACGTCCCTAAAGGGACAATAGATGTATAAGTATAATTGTTAGCGTAGCTAACGGACAGCAATAATATACGAAGTATGGATAATGAGGTATAGTAAATTTCTATAGAAAGAGAAAATGACTAAGATTGTCTTAGATACAGTTGAGAGTGGTTTTAATCTACAAAAGATTAATGCTAACTTTCAAAAGATTGTAGATGAATTTGAAAATAAAATACTGTATAGGGACAATCCTGAGGGAACTCCTAATAGTATAGAAAATGACATAGATTTAAATGGTAATAGTCTTCTTAATATAAAAGATATTTCTATTACAGGAGATTTCTTTGTAGACGGAACTAGTATTGCTAGTACGATTGGACAAGCAGAACAGTTTGCTCAAGATGCTGCAGCAAGTGCGACAGCAGCTGCTATTAGTGCTACAAGTGCAGAAGATAGTGCTGCTAGTGCAAATGAAGATGCAGCTCTTTTAGAAACCTATCTACCAGATATTCTTGCGGTAGTGGACTTAGAAGATGAGATGTTGGCAGTAATTGCTAACGCAACAAATATTAATACAGTTTCTACTAATGTTTCTTATGTACAGACGCTAGGAAGTGATTTAGCAGGCACTGGCTGGCATTATGACCTAGGAAGCATTACAGATGCAGCTACAGGAGAAATACTCACTCCTGATGGCTATATCAAGACAGTATACAATAATCTTACAGACATTATTGCTGTAGCAGACAACATCGCAGAGATTATTGCTATTGGAGGCAGTATAGCAGATATTACTACGGTAGCTGGAATTGATACGGAAATAACTACGGTAGCGGAAATTAGTGCTAATGTTACGACAGTAGCGGGAATTGCTAGCAATGTTACTACCGTAGCAGGAAACACTACCAATATTAATAGCGTAGCAAGCAATGCAACAAACATTAATACTGTTGCTACAAACATTTCTAATGTTAATGCTGTCGCAAGCAATACTGCTAACGTAACTACGGTAGCTAATAATAGCGTTGCTATTAACACTGTAGCAGGCATTGCTGCTAGTGTTACTATAGTAGCTGGTATTTATAGCGCTGTATCTACTGTCGCAAGTATTAGTACTAGCGTATCCACAGTTGCTGGAATTAGTTCTAGTGTATCTACAGTAGCGGGTATTAGCTCAGCAGTAGTAACAACTGCCTCTGATTCAGCAGATATTCAAATAGTGGCAGCAAACATAGCAACAATTGCAGCAAAAGCGAATGCAGGAGTAAACTCAGATATTACGAGTCTTACTGGCTTGCTATTCCTTGACTGCGGTTCAATCGTATAAGGAACAGAATGGCAACTCAATTAAAATTAAGAAAAGGTACTACTGCTCAGCATGCTTCCTTTACGGGGGCAGAAGCTGAAGTAACAGTAGATACAACAAAAGATACGCTAGTAGTACATGATGGAGTAACAGCAGGTGGTTTTCCTCTTGCAAAAGAAGGTTTTGTTTCTGGTGTGGCAAATATCACTAGTGGTACAATTACTGGTATTACAGATTTAGCTATTGCAGATGGCGGTACAGGAGCATCAACGGCATCTGGAGCAAGAACTAATCTAGGATTAGGTACTCTTGCTACACAAAATTCAAATAGCGTTACTATTACTGGTGGTTCTGTTTCTGGTATTACGGATATTACAATTGCAGATGGAGGCACTGGAGCATCTACTGCAACTGCGGCTTTTGATAATTTAGCGCCAACAACTACAAAAGGTGATTTAGTTGTTAGAAATGGTTCTGGAAATGTAAGACAAGCTATAGGAACCGATACATATGTGTTAACTGCAGATTCTACTACTGCAACGGGAGTAAAATGGGCAATTCCTAGTACGCTAGGAGATGGCGATAAGGGAGATATTACAGTTTCCTCTTCTGGAACAATATGGACGATTGACAATAATACAATTACCACTGCTAAAATTTTAGATGCTAACGTAACACCGGCAAAACTCTCACAGCCTTTTACAGTTAGTCAAACAACTGCAATTGCAACAACGTCTGGAACTGCGTTTAATTTCACAAGTATTCCATCTTGGGTAAAGAAAATAACTGTTTATTTATCTAGTGTTTCCCTTAGTGGAAGCGATGATTTGTTAGTGCAAATTGGGCCAAGCGGAGGAGTAGAGACAAGCGGCTATGCGTCAACATCTATCGCAATTAATGCAGGTGCAGCAGGGCAAACTAATAGTCCTGCTGGTTTTGTCTTGAATGTGGCAGCTTCAACAGATACTGTTAGTGGTTCTCTTACGTTATATAAAATGGACGGCACAAATAAATGGGTATCGTCACATGCAGTTAAAAGATCAACCGCGGCTGCTTGTTCTGGTGGTGGAGAAAAAACTCTTGCTGGAGTTTTAACTCAACTTACACTTACGAGATCAGGAACTAATACTTTTGATGGTGGGTCTGTTAATATTTCATGGGAGGGATAAATGACACGTACAGAAATTAATGTCGCTACTGGGGAAATAAAAATTATTGAAATTTCTCAAGCAGAATTACAAGAAGAAATTAATAAAAATAGTTTAAGAATTGCAGCAATTCCATATACGGAAAAACGTCTTGCAGAGTATCCTCCTATTAGTGATTATCTAGATGGAATTGTAAAAGGCGATCAAGAGCAAATTAATACATATATTAATAAATGCCTAGAGATAAAAAATAAATATCCTAAAGTAGCACAAGGGCTTGTATAATGGCGCTTTTTTCTAATCACACGGACACTGCTACAGACATTCTTTCTAAAGCAGCTCCGCCTATTGCAGTGTCAGGGCTTACAATGTTTGGGTTTAGTATTCCAGAACTCGTACAATTAATTACGCTTATTTATGTAAGCGTTATGTTAATTGATAAGATTTATACGATGTATTCTCGTTATCGAAATAAATCAAATGAATCTAGCGAATAAATGGCTAGTAGGAAGCATCAGCGCTACATTAATCGCTGGTGCTGTCCATTGGGAGGGGACTAAGTATAATGCCTATGACGATGTTGTAGGCGTTGTCACTGTATGTCATGGATATACGGGTAAAGACATAAATGTAAATAAAAAATACACTCCACAAGAATGTAAAATGTTATTAGAACAAGAGCTTAAAATACATGCGGCTGGAGTTCTTAAATGTGTCAATGTCCCTTTAACTCAATATCAATATGATGCGTTTGTTCTCTTTACTTATAACGTAGGAGTAAATGCTTTTTGTAAATCGAATTCTGTATTGAAGCCTCTAAACGAGAAACGCTATGCAGAGGCTTGTAATGGCCTTTTAAGATGGGTTTATGCTGATGGTGAGTATAGTAAGGGTCTTTATAATAGACGGCTGTATGAGCATAAAATGTGTTTAGGAGAAATGAATGTTTCAAAAGTATTGGGCCCATTGCCTAGCAATAGTCGTTATTATATTAACACTCGGTATATCCCATAAAGTAATTGTACATAATGCTGTTGTAAAAGCGAAAGCAGATACAGAGATTGTATATCAAAAGAGTGTAACTAAAGCTGTTGAACAAGCGATTGCTACAGAACGTACAATCAAAGAGCAATCTTTTAAAACTATCGAGAAAAAAGATGAACAAATTAAAGCTATTCAGTCTCGCCTTAGTAATACTCTTAGCGAGCTGCAGTACCGTAAAAAGCGTGAAAGCTCCACAGCAAGTGCCTCAACTCCCGCAAATACAAGCGCCTGTACAGGAGCCGAGCTTTACCGAGAGGATGGAGAATTTCTTGCGAGGGAAGCTGCCAGAGCAGAAGGAGTCCTTAAACAAAGAGACTACTACTATCAAGAATATGAAAACGCAAGAAAGTCCCTCAAGCAATAATGTTCAAGTATTATGTGAAGGACTGATGGGAAGAGGAAGAGTAGTCTTTACAGTTGAAGATGAAACATTTGTTCTTGTTATTAATTGTCCATTAGGTAAAAAGGTATAGTATGACTATTAAAAAGGGTAAAGAAAGCTTTTCTGGTTATAATAAACCAAAAAGTACTCCTAGCCATCCAACTAAAAGCCATGCAGTATTAGCAAAAGAAGGGGATAAAGTAAAGCTTATTCGCTTTGGTCAACAAGGTGTTAAAGGCTCTCCAGACGATTCTAAACGTAATGAAGCTTTTAAAGCTAGGCATGCTAAGAATATTGCTAAAGGTAAAATGAGTGCTGCTTATTGGGCAGATAAAGTAAAATGGTAGAAATTAAAAAAGAACAAATGCTAGACACGATGGGTAAGTTTCGTACTCAATCTTTATTCCTAGAATTGGGGTATGGTGAGGAAGCAATTTACACATTTAAAGATCAAGATCATGAGCTTAATGGAAAGAAATATATTTCCCTTAAACGTCTCTATCTTGAAATGGAAGACCCAACAGAATATGAGTTTGCTATTGCTTGTTTCATCAATTGGAAACACTGGCAACGCCTATGTGAGAATAAGCTTATTCGTAGATACATTGATGAATGGCGTGAAGAGTTAGAGGTAAAGCTTCGTTCCCGTGGTGTTAAGAGTGCCATGTATGCAGCTCAGGAAGGCAACTACCAAGCCGCTAAATGGTTAGCTGATAGAGGATGGTCAACACGTGGTGCTGGACGTCCTACAAAGGCTGAGGTTGAGCGAGAGAAAAAGATACAAGCAGGTATCTCTGATGAATATGAAGCAGACGTAATTAGGTTAATTAAGTAAGGACTTAAATGGAAGATCAATGGCTAGTTGAAGCAAAGCGTAAGCTTGATAAAATGCCAGAAGAAGCAAAACAGATTAGGCAAACAGCAATAGAAGATTTATATTTCTTTGCTCGTTTAGTTAATCCTGGATATGTGTATGGGGAAATTCATAAAGAAATTTATAAATGGATGGAGGAGTATTCCTTATTTGGACAAGGATCAATTCAAATAAGTAATAAGCTTGTAATGCTTCCTCGTGGACATTTAAAAAGCCACATGGTAGCTACATGGGCAGCTTGGGTAATTACTAAGCATCCTGAAGTTACAATGTTATATGTTTCTGCTACTGCTGGTCTTTCAATTACTCAGCTTTACGCTATTAAAAACATTCTTACTTGTGCCTCATATACACGATATTTTCCAGAATATGTACACCCACAAGAAGGTAAAAGAGAAAAATGGACTCAAGATGCAATTTCTATTGACCATCCTAAAAGGAAGTCTGAAGGCATTCGTGACGCTACCATTTCTACTGCTGGCCTCACTACTAATACTACTGGTTGGCATGCTGATATTCTTATTCCTGACGACTTGGTGGTTCCAGAGAATGCTTATACAGAAGATGGCCGAGAAAGCGTAGAAAAGAAAGCTTCTCAGTTTACTTCTATTTTGAATGCTGGTGGTTTTACAATGGCTTGTGGTACTCGTTACCATCCTTCAGATATTTACAATACATGGCGTAATCAAGAATACGATATTTATAATGAAGAAGGTGAAATTATAGATCGTGTAAAGGTTTGGGAAATTAAAGAATACGCAGTAGAAACAGATGGCTTGTTTATCTGGCCTAAAACTATGCG